TAGCTTTTCTGTATCAAACTTTAAGATCTTTAAGAATTCATTGAGGTCCTGGTCTTTCAGACTTTCCGTATCGCGTATTTTCGTAAATGCTGCGACTCGTTCTTCTGTACTCATGTTTGCTAGTTGAGTTTTAATTTCAGAGCTGTCTAATTTTAAATTTTGTTGACCAGCTAAACCTATTAACTTGTCTCCAAATAAAGTCGTTTGATCGCTTTTGTTTTTTGCGACTGCATCCATAAACCCAGTAGTTTGATAAAAATCTACTCCCAATCCCTCAAGTGCTTCGCCTTTAGCGAATTGTCCTCCAGCTGTTCCCTGTCCAAATGACTCTTGGAATATTGCTGCCGCTTTAATTGGGTCTCCACCAGATAGTGCAAGAATGTCAGCATAAGATGACTCCATGTAAGCATTTATCTCAGACTCTTTTTCTCCTGCACCAAGTTTTCCTGAATTCAACTTGTCGCTTAAGCCACGTGTCGATTGGTCTATTCGTTGTTGAGCCTCATTGGCCTCGCGTGTTGTTTTGAATGGGTTGGCCCCACCTATAAACAAATCTGTTGCTGCATTTCTCATTTGCTGAGCAGTGAGAACCATAGATAAAGAAAGTTTTTGTACTAACTCGTCATATGAGAGCGTTGCGTCATAGAGACTTACACCTATGCTTCGTGCTAGGCTTTCAAGCTCTGGTCCGGTTTTGCCAAATTGCAATCCCAGTGCTTCCACTCGAGCATCATTTTGCCCTTGAATTCTAGTAAGCGCTCCAGAGAGCCCAGTGTCTCCACCTATTATGCTGTCTAGATACTTTGTTGCAGTATCTCCACTCTTAGTAGTCGCCGCGAGCTCTTCTGGCGACATTTTTATCCCAAATTCTTTTTGTCTGCTAAAAATATCTCTTACCTTGGCTTGCGCTTCGCCCCCCGTTAGGTTAATCGCGGTACGCCCTCTTTTTAAATTTTTAAATTCAGCTTGTGCAGCTTGTAAAGCGGACCCTGTGAGTTCTCCAGTACTTAGCACTCTGGCAAGCTCAAGTTGTCTTGCTTTTCGTGCCGAATCATTTACATTTACATTTTTTCCTAAAATTTCTTTCTCAAGATTACTTATTTTACTAGCAGCATCACCAGCCATCCCCTGGAGGGCTCCCTTTGTACCTGGAGCAAACTGTTCACCTCTTGCAATTTGTTCTTCATTTAGACTGAATTGACGTGATACTTCTCCAGTTAAATCCCCAAAGAAATTCATTAAGGCAGCTTTGCCTATTTCGCCAGCAATCTTCATTTCGTGCTTAGCTTTATTCGCTGCCCCCATGATCCCTCCGACCATGGCTCCCAGGCCTGCACCAATCGCTGCGCCCAATGGACTAAAGAACGCACCAACAGCTGCTCCACCAGCGGCTCCAGCTAAAGCTCCTTTACCTGCCCCACGGGCAGTCATTGCTCCACCGACGCCAGCTACGGCGATGCCGAGACGAGGGTCGAACTGCCCTGCCATTGCGCCCATAGCCATTGCTCCGCGCATCTCTTCTGGTGCGTATTGGCTCGCTAGCCCAAGCCCTGCTCCGACGCCGAATCGCGCACCTCCAGATGTGCCAACCTTTGACATGGCCCGACCAAATTTAGTTCCTTCCCCTCTGTTCAACCTAGCCATATCTCGCCTGTAGCCAATACGAGCAGCGGTACGGCCCATCAGAGTGTTTTGCAACTCCATCCGATTCTGTCTTCTCTCGAATATTTCATTTCTAGCTGCCCCAACGTCGACGTAGGCTCCTTTTCCTCCGTCTCCGTATGGATCGAACGCTGGACCTTTTAGGTAGGCGCCAAAACCTCGAGCAGCTCCATAGGCTTTTTTTATTCCACCTTCAACTGTCGCCCCTGCCAGTTTCAGGCGTGACTTGCGCCTCTCCTGAAGCAATTCACGCCTCATGTCTCGTTCGGTTCTGAGTCCTTCTTTTCTGGCTCTACGGTCTTCAGGGGTTTCATATTTCGACCCGAGACCACCAGTTGCCTGCATATATTGTTCATTCGTGGGGGTTCCGCCAGCCAGCGCCCCTCCGATTCCTCCAGTTATCGGTTCCATCATTTTGCGTATTGGACTCAAATACGCCAGTGGTCCATTTAGTAGGGCGTTCTGATCTGCAATTTGCCTTCTGGCTAAATCTTTTCTTTCTTTAATGTCATCTCCATATTTTGACTTTGTCAAATCTGATGATGCTTTAAGAAACCCTTTCAAACCAGAAAGTGGCATGTTTTTAAGATCGCGGAACCCCATAACTGCTGTCTTTTTTGCTGCTTCCGCCGCCGCTGCTGCTTTTTGTTTGTCATCAGCCGCTCCAGAAGAAAAACCTTTATTTTTCTCTTGCTGCATTTTTTGATCTTTTATAGCAAATGTCTTTGCGTAATTATTTGCTGCATCGGCGCCAGCCTGCAAGCCTCCTGTCGCTGCCGCGGCAACTGCTTCCGCATTCATGGAACCAAAAGATCCTCCACCGCCGCTAGCAAAACCTTGTTGGGCTGCGATGGTATCGCCGCTAGAAACGTAGCCAAGTGGAGTCATGACTCTTGACCCACCGCCGGTTCCACCTCCAGAAAATGCCCCAACCCTTCCGCTCATGCCTGCCGCAACAATCGTTGCTGTTTGGGCTTGTATCGTTACTGCCTTGCTGAATGATCCAAGCACGGGAGCCATACGACCACTCGTTGCGCCTAATTTTGATCCCAAAGTCTGCATCGCGATCAGGGGGGCTAATGCCATGATGAAGCTTTTCCCGGCACCGCCTGTCAAGAAAGAAGTGACCATCTTGAAAACATCGCCAAATCCTTTCATGACATCATTTATGAAAGGAGCGATGGTTTCAAAAATTGAACGCATGTTTGCTAAGGCGCCAGATATCACGTTAATTATCGCAGCAATATTTGTTCCGAATTCTTTAAAGTTTGCTTCGTTCCCTATTAGTTGATCATTAAAATTAAATATTTGATTTAAACCGTCTTTTATTGCTTGCCAAATTGGCGAAAGCGCATTGTATAGAACGCGTGCCCCAGTTATTAGTGGACGCAGCCGGTCTAAAACAATGTTCCATCCGCGTTTGAAATCTTCCATCCATTCGGAAATACGCCCGAACATACCAACAGTCTTTGGTAGATATTCGCGCATGAGTTTAACCATAAAATTACTTATTTTGTCAGTTGCCGTAACGAAGCCGTCTATCATCCCTTGCGTTCCGACAGTCTGCATTATCGTTGCTTCGATGCGAGTTAAGTCTCTTCTGATGATGTCAAATATTTTTTCAAAAGCAACCTTGAGTGGTTCAAGAAACTGATCGCCAAAGTCTGCAAACTCAACACGTATGCGCGTAAAGTAACTTTTAAGCTGCCCTATTAAAGTATTGTTGATTTCTCCAAATTGGCCAGATACTCCACCCTTCTTTGCAAGCTGACCGCTCATAAGAAGTTTTTCAAATTCAGCTTTAGTTTTTACGTTTGCTGTCTTTAAGGCTTCTTCCATCTCAGGACCAAGTTTTTTGGCCTCGGTAATAACTTCTGATATGTTTTTCTTTTTGTTTGACAGCATTTCAATTACTACTGCTACTTGCTCTAGCCCTTTTGCAGGATCTTGTCCGGCTGAGCCGAAGTCCATAAGAGCACGTATTGTCGAAGTGCTTGCATTTATCTGCGCTACGTTCATCGACTTTGACATAGTGCCATATGCTTTATTGAGTGCTTCGACTCCGAGAGTTGCAAGACTTGCGTCTGCTTGAAGGTTTCGCATCCCCATTCGCGTTTGATTCATCCCTGAACCGAACTCATTCGCCCCCTTGCCTCTGTAGGCGAACATTGCTGCCTGCTGCTCGCGAAGAGCAGAAGAAAATGCCGCTATAGCCATAGTCGCTGCTGCCGCTCCTCCGGCGACAAGTTGCATGGCTCCTCGATAGGCTTTCATAGCAAACTGCCCGAGAACAAATGTTGCGTGGACACCCATCATTGCGGCTCCGAAAAGCCCCATTTGGGCGATCACCCCTTTAATGGCAGTCTTCAAAAATCCCGTGAGGAACTTTCCTGTCATTTTGACCGCGCCGTCTATGAGATCAAAACTCTTTTTCCATTTACTGGCAAGTTGTCCTGCTGCTGCGGATCCACGAGATGCAAATCTTTCAAGTTGCTGACCGCTGGCGAACCTTTTTTCATACTTGTTGAGTAACGCCATTTTAGCTATGGCAGTATCAAGCTGACGCGTTTTGGCGTCAAACTTAATTAGTACATTTACCTTCTCGTCTGCCATTACTGCTCCGTGTGATTTTTAGGTCACGTGAGTGTAAGGTTTTGCCGAGCTATGAGGATTACCTCTGAGTCTTCGACTTTCTCTCTTGCTCTTCGCGGTCGTTACTAATTACTTTAGCACAAGCAAAAAGTATAGCCCAGTTAGTGTCGTCAAGATCTAAAAGATCCAATGGATTAACGTTAAATAGCTCAGCAAGTCTTGCGGCGGATTTAATGTAAGAGTCTTCGACTAGTTCGTCGAGGACTCCTTCGTAGGGTCCACAGCTGAAACCGTATCCGAGTAACCGGCAGCGTCAAGAATCGCCAGAGCGGCTGATTCAATATGAGGATCAACCCCAAAAAGTGCTCTTACACCGTCCGGCACTGGTCGAGTTACTTCGGTCATTTCCAAAACTGCGGGATGAGCAAAAGTCAGGTTGTATCCGCTGTCGTCGAATATTTCCTCATCATCCATGCAAAAACCAATTGTTGTATGTCCTATTACTAGACATGCAAATTTTGTTGCATCTAAGCCGCTACGCGAGTCTTCGCCAGCATTTTTGCGCCAGTTTTTCATCTGAGACTGAGTGATATTCGGGCTAACTCTAAGGCTCACCCCAAGACGCTCTGGAACCGGGATCAGGACAATAGGGCGCTCAACTTTTTGCTGAACTACAGTTCTAAGCCGATTTAATTGAGTTTCCTCTTTGGGCTTCTCCAAGATGGAGTCGTCTCGTGTTGATTTTTTTGAACGGCCTGAGTCGGCATCGTCGTGTGTGTAAAGCGAGTTTTCGGTCATGCGCCTTAAACTAGCACAGTTAATTTGCTGAAGGTGTAACTAGTTATATTAGTTATTATTTAGGTACAGGGTTCTGAACATCCGAGATTGCAAATGTCAAGGCAAAAGTTGCCGGAGCGCCAGAAGACGAGTCGCCTTCGGCTTCTGTGAGTCCTACAAGGAGTGCATTGTAGTACAAGCGATCGAGGGTCGGATCTTTAATGTCGCAGTCGTAGACCGAGACAGTAATGTCATAGTATGCAAGACCAACGTACGGACGCAGTTTTTGAATTTTTTTCCCAATACCTGCTTCACCCTGGTCCTCAGTCATGTCGTCGT